TAGATACTCTTGATCCGCTTTTTCTTTAGCAACAATTTCATCTTGAAATCGCTTTATACCATCATTCATCCGCTCATCAAATAATTTTTGCTCGAGCTTTGCAAATGACTCTGCATCTTTTTCAGCTTGAGTTTTACCCTTTTTTTGTTTATCAAAGTTCTCTAGATCAAAACTAGGTAGAGGGCTTTCACTCCCTATGTTTTTAGCTTTAAACTCTTTTTTTAAACCGAGGAGAGTTTTATATGTATCAGATACATTATTAGTATATTTTTGGGCTTCGATTTGAGCTGCATGATAATCCATTCGTGCTTTTGCGGCATCATACCCCCCATCCGTAAGTAACCCTGAAATAGACCCATATTTTGCGTGCGCTTCTGTTACAGATGCATAGGCCATTTTTGCGTTGGACACAAATTGACCGATACTGTTTGTTGCGGTACTCATTCCGAGTATAAAATATTCGAAGAAACCAAAATTTTCTATTGCATCATCGGATGATCTACCCATTAACCCAGGTATCTCATTAAACACAGACACAAGAACTTTTAGCATATCGCCTGATGTATCGGATATTAGATAAAATGCATCTGATCCCACCATCCCTAGAGCGGTTAAATCATTTCCTGCTTGAGCGGTAAACTCATCGATTGTGCTTTGATTTTTGAGCACCCAATCCGACATATCCTCAAACGTTCCGGATAATGACTCTATTGTCGGTAGCATCCCTGTTAAAATCTTTGTAGCACTTGCTTCAGAAGATATTCCGATCTTAGTTATAGAGTCGTTAAATCGTTCGGATGCTTGAGCCGTTTCGGTATTAATAATTCCTGAATACTCTTTTAGTGCTTCCGATCCGCCATTCAAAAGCGGGATCATATCCGCACCAGATTTACCGAACAACTCCATAGCTAAAGTCGATTTAGCTATCCCGTTCGGCATTTTTTGAAACTTATCTGCTACCTCGAACAAATACTGATCGGACGTTTTTAGATGTCCGGATGAATCCTTGAGCGAAATATCAAGATTGTTGAGAGAGCTTGCAGTATTGCCGGTACCGCGCTCCATATCTCCTAAACCTTTGTTGAATTTTAGGAGAGATTTTTCGATGGATTGAAGTTCAACATCAGCGAGCTTTCCGGCTGCCTGCATCGCATAAAGTGAATCGACTGATATCCCGACTTTTTGGGACATTTTGCTGATTGCATCCGCTTGGTCTAATGTATCTTTAATAAATCCCTTGATCCCGTCAAAAGCAAAATATCCGGCGATTGCACCCGCAGCAGTTTTGGCAGCACTCTCCATCGTCTTAGTCGACGATTTCATTATCCCTACCGCTTCGTCCATCCCCTTTCGGAGCTGTGCAGTATCAGCGGCAATGATAATATCGAGTGCGCCAAGTGGTGCCATACATAGTCTCCTATTTTGTTGTGAAGATTTGGAATATAGCCGATTGAACTGATTTAATATTTTCTTCAGTCATATCTTCAGTATTTATCTTAGATGCGCTGTTGACATCATCTTTGTAAAATAAAAAGGAAGAGGTATAATGACTGCTTCCGTTTATTCCACTATTGTTAACTACTGTACAAAGTAGCCCATTACGTCTGTCCGACATTCGCTCCTCATCTCCAAACGGTTCAAGTTTATAAAACTCCATCCATTCGTCAAGCTCGTCTGCCGACATTTCATTTTCTAACCGCTCTACTGTCATCCCAAGCTTTAAAGCAAGTCTAAAACGGAAGCGAAGCTCTTCTGTTACGCCTCGTCTTCCTTGAAAACGTTTCCCAACTCATTAAAAATCCGTTCGATAGCAGCGGGTGACTTTTGACCAAGGATAGGCTCAATCTCATCATCATTAAACAGACGTTTTCCATTTTTATCACACAATGCAAACCCGACACTTTTTAAACGAAACTCATTGTATGCGGCTTGGGCTTCATCCCCTTTTTTAATTGTAAAAGTAGGTTTTCCCCCCTCTTTTTTTGGCGGAACCACACTTAGAAACTTTTGGTTAAGCGGAATAAGGAAATCACGCTCACGGATACTTCTACGCTTCACATAAACAGCCCCGTTCCATTCAGGGACTTCTATAATTTTGATTTCTACATCAGCCCCGATGATATCATCACGATTAAGTGTATTGTTGACCATAATTAACTCGCTAACGTGACATCAGGAGCACCGCTTGACTGAAAACCAAATTCAAACGAAAGAGCAGCACCCTTACCAGGAATGATGTTTGGGATGCCGGACACATACCCATCACGAATGATTGTTGTTTTATTCCCTGTAGACGGTGTGATTTGATCATTAAATTCAAGCTTGATTTTTGTGTTTTCATTCGTTTCACCGAGTGCCATTACACGCGCTTGCCCAGCATCATCAGCGATAAAATTACATTTTAATGTAAATTCAGGAGCATCTTTTAGACCATCTGAAATGTAATCTTTATAACCGATAGAGTCGAAGTTTGTAACGTCAATCTTTCCAGTTTTGTCTCCGAGAATACCTGGGATATCCGTCATCTCCCCAACTTTTACAAATGTGCCAGTAGTAGTGGTCTCGATAAAAATCCCAACCCCTAACCAGTTCTTTGCCTTTGACATTTTGAGACTCCTCAAATTTTAAATATGAGGGTATTTTATGTAAGTTATTTTCTATTGGTTTAAAAAGTTACACGCTGTAACTTTTTAGGTGGAAAACTTTTTGTGAGTCTACTTGACGATATCGTCAGAGAGAATATAATCGAGGATTTGGACGTGCAGTTTAGTATCGTTTTCGTAATCTTCCATGTGCATAGCTTTGTTCCCTTTGCCACTCATAGCATTTTTTACATCGGTTCCTGCGATACTTAGGGCTTCATTATATTTTTTAGAAAACACTTTAATCTGAAACCGCCCCATATCGAGACTCTCAGTACCGTCAAGCGCACCCGTATCGAGTGAGCTGATCCGCTGATAGGTGATGTATGGTGGCTGTGTACCTTGAGGAGCGACGAGCGGGTAAGCACGATCACCAATCTTTGGTATCGCGGATAGTAGATTATAAAGCCCAACTGAAATACTCATTTTATTGCCTCAGGAAGTTGTAATTTAATATCATCAATAACAGCATTAAGAACATCTTCACCTGCTTCATCGTATGCAGTTCTCATATATGGTTGTGCTGCCATTTTTGAAGTTCCAAACTCTATAAAACGATCATAAAAAACACTTACTCCCCTTTTTTTATTTCCTGTTGGTCGTATTTTAAAAGCGATGACTCCCGGCTTTGCTTTTATTCCGATAACTTTGATTGATTTTTTCAATTTACCTTCACGCACAGGAACATAAAATTGTGCTGTTTTTTTGACTATATTCGCTCCTTTTCGCACAGAGCGACGCAGAATCCTTTTTTCAACCTTGTCAGGTAGATCAGTTAGCTTTTTGATAATATTTTCTAGCCCTTTGATCTCTCCGCTCATAAAACCTCTTTCGCGATAATAATCAGTTCTCTGCTTCGCTCATCTTTATTTTGCACATTGAGGATGTCAAAATAACGATCACCAAACTTAATTTTGTGTTTCGATGTCACACCATCTACAAATCGACATCGGATCTGTGCTGTTGCCTCAGCGAACACTTGGTTACTCATAAAACGCTCACCGCCGGTGATCGGCTTGATATCTGCCATTGTTTCATATAACACTGTTTCACCATCACTAAACCCGCCCGTTGCATCACGAACCTCTCCGATGGTTATAAACTGTATTCTATGTTTCAATCGTCCTGATCTCATAATGTAATCACCCGATATTTACTGATGAGATAATCGTTATACTCATTAACGATAGGGCTAACCGATACCCCCACAACAATCTCTTCACGATGCTCGAACAATGTCGCAATACGGATAAGTATCCATTGCTTGATTGGTTTTGGCACTGATGCCGCATCCGCATACCCTGCGGTAAACGTCACACGAATCGGATCGATGACATTAGCGATAGACGGATAATAGGCATTCGGTTTTTTAACGATCACTGCCGGATCTGAATAATCGCTGACCGAATACAGCGACGGATCGAGGAGCGTATAGCTCTCTAATCCATCGGGAATATACTCGATTTTATCGACCGAGATCAACGGCGGTTTTTTGAGCTCAAAACGCTCCGGCAGATTATCCATCGTCATTTCATACACGGCACTCATGAGTTGGCGATTAGTAATATCCTCCGCCTGAGCCGTTGCCACTTCGATGAGAAACTGGATCAGCGTATCATCATCAGCGGACAATATGCTCAAATGCGCTTTCGCTTCATTGAGTGTTACCGGATACTCGCTCGGAGCTGTTTTGAGTTTCAAGCCCATCGTTATTTTTCCTCAGTCGTTGTCACGTTTTCATCTGACTTTTTGTCATCATCGGCTGCGGGAACTTGGTTGTTTTCTTCATCGGATTTTCCCGCGGGAAAATTTCCGTTATCGCTTGCAGGGTCTTCGCCTTTCATCGATTTCTCAACGAACTCTTCGACCTCTTCATCACTGAGGACAACACCCTCGATCTGAGCCGCTTTTCGTGCTACCTGAGCGTATAACTCGCGAAGCTCTAAAATGAGCGTCTCTTTTTCGAGAATCGCTGAGGCATGCGCCAACTTTTCAGCTTCATCAAGATTTGTTTTTTCGATATTTTCTAAAACTTGCTCATACTCTTTTTTGTTTTTAGCAACAACGATCCCGCTATCGATAAGACGAAGTGCTTCCGCGTCTTCAATATCTCGCTCATACCCCGGATGGTAGTCTTCACTACCTCCGCAGAGTGACACTATGAATTTAACTTTCATAGGAGCACCTTTTACGCATGCATTTGAAGTGTTTTGATCGCTTCAGCCAACACAAGCTTACCGTCAACACGTTTGTCGATACGGAAACCGACATGTCCTGTATCGGCATATTTCTCATCAAGACGTTTCATCGTCATCACAGTACGGTCTTTAATGTGATAGAATGAGAAATCACCGTACGCGATAGGTTTTGTACCCGCTGCAATATCTGGCATGTGTTTGTTGATACGGATCGGTTTACTATCGAACGTATCAGGATTGCCTGCAAAGCCTTGTACCCATAGGTATTGACCCGTAGAGTCTTTGAGCTTACGAATTGCCGCACGGGTATTTTTGTTCATCATCAAATATGCATTTGCATCATAATCTTCATCGAGAGAAGTCATAAGATTGATGATTTCATCCGCTGATATACCTGTTGCGCTTGCAGTAGTAACACCAACTTCCGCCGTAACCAATAGTCCGGTAGGCTTCTTAACACCATCACCAGAAATAAACGCGGCTTCCTCCGCTTTTACTGTTGATTTCGTAAACTTCATCGCCACATAACCCTCGATAGCAGGAACCGTATCTTGGAGAGCTTCATCTGTTACTTTGATAATACGCCCTGTTTTCCAAGCACTGAGTTGAACTTGACCGATGGTAGGATCAGACTCAGGATATGTACCCTCTTCATCAATCCATCCGTTTTCACCATCATCTCCCTCAACTGGGATATTTTCAACCGATGAAGACACCGATACCGTTGCCAAATCGCGAATATATGATTTTTCTTTGACTTTTTCGATAATAGTCGAAGAAAAAGATTCAGGAACCAAATATCCACCTTTTGCATCGGTTGCAACATTCAATGAACGCGCTTCATCCGCTGTGAGAGGTTGTTTAGTTTGTGCTTTCCAAAAAGCCGTTCGATGCATTGCACCTTTATCTTCACCCTCTGTATGTGTACCCGATTGAGTACCACCGACCAACGGAGCACGTTGTTCTGATTTTAGATAGGATTCGCGTTTTTCAGCTTTTTCAGCTCGAGCAACCGCATCAGCGATTTGCACCTGTGTTTGATCGAACTGTGCATCAAGTTCGTCATATTCTTTTGCCTCAGCTTCGCTAAGTCCGCTTGGATTAGCTGCCAACATTGAGCGCATTTTACCGTCGAGTTCTGCCAAAAAGGCACGTAGTTGTGCAAGATTCATAGGATAATCCCCTTTGTTTTTAGATTGAGTTTTCTACGGAGCACATCCGTATCTAAAAGCGTTTCCGCTTCACCGCGTTTCCCACCGAATGAACGTCCGATAGTCGCCCCTCGGTCAAATCCCTTCCAAACCGCAGAGAGTTCGACAATCGTGTAATCGGTTACGAGTACATGGGTCGGTTCTCCTTGGCGTGAAGTGATGATGACATCGTTAACGATATACCCGATACTCACATCGGTGAGTACTCGGTCTTGGTATTTTTGGAACACTTTCAGAGCATCTTCATCGCTTCCGAAATAAACATCAGATTTTGCCTCACCGTCTTCGATGCGCTTATTATCGATACGACCGATAGCGTTATCAACGCTTGGGCAGTGATCTTTGAAAAACGTATTCAGCTCATCGAGATTTGCACCGTTGACATCGAGCTCTTCGATATAGATTTCATCTTCCCACCAGTCATATCGCTCTCCGGCATTGTTTCGACTGATGAGGATAAACGGAACCATTCGATTCTCAACATCAATCTCCACTGGCTCAGCCCTAACTTTAGGACACACCCCTAACCCGCATGAACGATGAACGACACCGATCTCATTCATACGGGCAATAATCTCCGCCTTACTTCGTGGTGGTGGCATTTTCACCCTCCTTTGTCATATTGAGTGGATAGAGCGGATCGTCTAACCCATCTATCGGGTTAAGATCCTCCATCTCTCTCGCCTCGTTTCGTGTCATCCAACCGTCTTTTATCCCCGATCCATACGCCGTATAGCGAGATGTAGTATCTCCACGTAAGAGTGCGGCGAGATTAAATTTTGCGTAATAAAGCCTTTTCTCACTCTCAGAGAGGAGCTTTCGTCTGCATTCCTGCTCGATATTGACCACCCACGGACGGATAGCATCGGTAACGAACTGGATGGATTGGTGTTCGATGTTGGAAAAAGTCGCGTTTGTCATCTCATTGATCATATGCGGTGGGATACGAAACACCGAGGCGATATCGGATTTCGTAAATTTTCGGCTCTCTAAATACTGGCCGTCACGATTTGAGATCGTAATCGGGGTAAATTTAAAACCATCTTCGAGGATCAGCGGTTTCCCTGCATTCATTAAACCCTGATAGTTTTCCTTAAAGCTATCCTTAAATCTAGTGAATGCAGTATCGCTCATAGATTTAACGCCCTCACCAGACACGACACCGCTAGGTGTTGCACCGTTTTTAAACAACGTCCCCCCGAACTCCTCCATAGCGATAGAGGCTCCGATGGTGTGTCGGTTATACTCGATAGGGCTCATCCCGATCAAACCGTCCATCGTCATACCCAAGATATGGAGCACTTCATTCGGATAAAGCGGTACTGTTCCTAATTTATCATGCTGGTAGAGATAGCGAAGTTCCCCAGACTCAATACGGACAATACTCATTTTCTCAGGGAACAACGGATAAATCCCGATCACTTTGCCGGCATTGTTTCGGACGATCTGAGAGTAATGATTTCCGCGTAATGCCAAATGCACCATCACCACTACACGCCAAGTGTAGGATGTCATTTCAC